TTGTGCTTGAAGGATTAAAAAGCCAAAGTTCTCCACTTTCACATTGATCATTTTCATTTCCTACACCTTCAGCTATACGAACACCAGTTGTTACTTGTGAATAATCTGAACCAGTTTGATATTGTAATCCAGAAGCCCCATCATCTTCTTTATGATGGGCTATAAAAAAAGTTTGAGTTTGAGTTGCATCATAATTTGTGCTTCCATCTCTAGCTTTCATAAATAAATTTGCATCATCAGTTCCTGGATGAATATTAATAAATTTAAAAACATAAATAGGGTATGTGTTATCCAAGACTACATCTGATGCACCATTAACAAAATTAATAGTTGAATCCGATGAAGCTGTAATTGTTTTAATTAAAGTCATAGCACTAGGTGCTAGGGTTGTTAAACCAGTTCCTGCAGAATTAAAAGCTAATGTAGTACTAGCTACAGGCGTTACATCAAAACTATTATAATTATATTTAGTAAGTGCCACTATAATACTCCATATAATTTTATAACTCCATCAAAGTTGCCTTGATGAAATTTAAACTGAAATCTTGTTAAAGCTGTTGTTGTATTAAAATAGCCAGCACTGTATATTTCAATACTTGCATCGTTTCTATCTAAGTATTGCATTCTTGACATATAATGTTTTGTAAATGTAGAATTGCTAGGATCAAAAATATGTAATATACCAGCCCCACTTTCATCAGCACCATTACCAATTAATCCTGTAATACTTTGAAAAGATGTACCTTGTGCTTGGTCATCACCAGTGCTATAACCTAAATTTGTTCCACTATCAGCTTCATTATGATAAGAATTAAACCAAGTAGTTGTCATGGTTTGATTGTATGATGTATTAGTTCCAGTATCTGCTTGAAATTGAAAATAAGATGCATCAGTTCCAGGATTTAAATCATAAAACTTAAAAATATATTCCTTATAGGTACTATCAATATTACTTGTAAAAGAAATTGTACTTGAACTACTAGCTGTCTGTGTAGATAATAATATTAAATTACCGCCAACATCCCCTGTTTCAAAACCATTGTTACTAGAGTTAAACTTAATTGCCTTGCTTGATGCGGCTGTAACATTTATGCTATTATAATTAACCTTAGTGAGTGCCATGGGTTACTCCTTTGGATTATCATCTTTAATTTTTTTAATCCTTGCTTTCCATGCATCTATATTTTTATAAATTTCGTCTAGCTGGTCCCCAAGATCTCCATAGGAATTTTTACGAGTATTTCTTATAACATTATTTTTTTCTTCTGTTGTTGCAGCAGAATTATAAGAATTTAATTGATCGTCTGTAGGTTTTGCAAGACCAGAAACATTCCATATTTTAATATAATCCCCCGAGCCATCGTTTTGTAATAAAATATTATTATTAAATTCAGCAACAGTCTTGCTGTTTGCTTCTAAATATAATTTAACATTTGTATATAATGACATAATTAAACTCCTATTAATTTAAATCCATAAAATTCTGCAAGGCTAGTTTGAAGATCAAAATTTGAATTATAAGCTTGTCCATATACTTGAATATAATCACTTGCTGATAAATTTTGAACTGTAAAACAACTAATAAAATTATTTGTACTACCTTGAATTACAGCAGAAGAAAATTGATCTCTGCTTTCAGCAACTTGTGAGCCATTTTTATAAATTATACATCTTTTTTGTTGTAAATCTGCGTTATCTCCTTCTTCACCTATATTTATGTTAGCTCCTATAAAATATTTTCCAGCTTGACCACTTGGTACTGTAAATTTATAATTTGTTGAAGTATTTGTATAAGCTCCATCAGTATCATAAACTTCTGTATCAAAAGCGGCTAATGCTGCTGTATTATTTGTAAGTCCTGTTTGAGCTGTTGACATAGTTGCTCTCCATGCTGGAGCGTTACCCATTAAAGAAAAATCAATTCTTTTAAGTGTACCAGCGTCTGAAACTAAAAATTCATCAGTTGTAGCAGGAGGTGCTGTTAAAGCAGTTTCCCCACTTATTAAAGTTGGTGCCAACATATCAGAAGTAATACTATTAGTTGAAGGTGTTACAGTTTGTAATGCTCTACCTAAAAATATGCAGTACATCGTATCTGTCGTAGCTGTTGCCGCAGATAACGTCAAGGCTGTTCCCGTAGCAGTGTATGCTTTACCTGAACCTGGCTGTTGTCTTACGTTATTTACAAATAATGCAAGTTCATTTTCATTAGTTACAGCATGATCGAGTGTATAGGAGGTAGTAGCACTCGTACTAAATGTTTGAGTAGCAAATGAAGTAAAGTGTTCTGCGGGTGGTTTGCCAATATAGGACATCTTATGTGATCTCCATTATAGATAGTGTGCCTGATAATTTATCAGCTACTGAACAGTCAATCTTTATTTCGTCAGTTGCTTCTAATACTACCTTACCGCCAGATAATAACTCCAGTGAAGTTCCAGCGGGAATTGACACATCTTTGGCTAAAAATGAAGTACCATTTGTAACATTGTTAGCACCACCTCTACTGCCTGTATCACTAACTAATTCTACCTCTGCAGTTACTGCAGTTGTATGAATGTTAGTAAGAATCAGGCCTAGAACAACTGTAGTTGTACTACCTGCACAAGTGTACATCTTGTACGCTGTGCCAGCCGAAGCGGGTTCTGCTGCAAATGTTACTACCTTAAAAGTATTTGCCATTTATTTCCTCCTATTTACTTTATAATATTATATCGTTGTTTTAAAAAAAGTCAATGTTTATTTTCTAGCCGAGTGCGATGGCTAGAGCTGTAGGGTCATCTGTACTAAAGCCTTGACCTGTCATAAAAGTTGTAAGTCTTGATAATGCAGCTTTTCTATTAGTTCCACCAGCCCCATCATCTACTACTATTAAATCTGATGTAGTTAAATCAGCACCTATATCTGTACCGCCATCAATATCTATACTACTTAATGGTAAAGCTGATATAACAAAATCTAATGTATTATCTGCATCATCATAAGTTACAGCAATACCTGTTTCAGTATTTGATCCTACCATTGCTCCAACAGTATCTGATATAGTTTCAGCTAAAGTTGTACCATTAATTGTAATAGCATCTGCTTCTAATGTACCATCAATATCTGCATCCCCACTAATATCTAGTGATCCTGCATCTAATTCACCTGTTAAAGTTACATTTCTAAATCCTGTTATATCTTTATTTGAATCAACTATAACTGCTAATGAAGCAGATACTGTACCAGCAGTAATACCATCTAATAAATTTAATTCTGTTGCAGTAGAAGTTACTGCTACATCTTCATTTATTTTAGGTGATGTTAAAGTTTTATTTGTTAAAGTCTGTGTTGCAACAAGAGATACTAAAGTTGAATTAGCACCATCAGGTAATAACATTTCATTTGTAACACTTGCTGAGTGAGGTTGTGCTTTTAATATTTGACCATGAGAATTATTTTCACAATTAAATTGTATAGCACCTGAATTTGTATCACCTAAAACAGTTACATGCCCTGTGCCTTTTGCACTTATATTAAAATCAATATTAGTGTCACCACCAGTAGCTTTTATTGATGGTGGATTACCTGTTGCAGCATTAGTTACATCAAATTGATTAACTGCTGAACTTGTTGTTTGAAATATAATTTGTTCATTACCATTTTCGTCTGCAATAAAATGTGCATCATCAATTAAAATATTGTGTGAATTTGTATCTAAGTTTGCACCTAATTGAGGTGAAGTATCTTCTACTACATTTGATATAGCACCTGATGTAGCAAGTCCTGCTACGATTGTTGATCTTGCAATTTTTTTAAGTCCACCACCTGAAGTGTCTACTGCTATAAAAACATCATCGTTTGCAACTGTAGATATTTCAGATAAACTACCTGCAGCTACTGAATTAAAATTTGTACCATCTGCAATTAATAAATTACCTGCAGTGTTTGTACCCATAGTAATATCATCACCAGATACTGTAAGATCTCCAGTTACAGTTAAATTTTGTGATGCTGTTACATTACCACTTGAGTCTATAGCTAAAGCATCTGTATCAGATGTATGACCTATATTAGTTCCATTAATAATTATATTATCAACTGTTAAAGTTGTAAGTGTTCCAACTGATGTAAGATTAGGCATTGCCGTAATTTCATCATCAAAGTATGCAGATAAATCTGTAACCGCAACTTGTTTCATTGTACCACCATCATTTAGTACAACTCTATCAGCATCAGCAACTGTTGTTGAAGTAGCTGTCGTATCACCGTCAATTATATTTAATTCTGCTGCTGTAGAAGTTACACCATCCATGATGTTAAGTTCTGCAGCTGTAGCACTTATAGCTGTACCATTAAAATTAATAGCATCAACATAAGCTGTACCATCTACATATAAATCTTTAAATTCTAAACTTGATGTACCTAAATCAATATCATTATCTGTAATAGGTACAATAGCACCATCTTGTATTCTTAATTGCTGTGTAGCTGTAGAAGATACTTCTACATAAAATTCTAAATGGTTATTAGTTGTATCTACAAGTATTTTGTTTAAAGCATCAGAGTCTCTAAGAGTAGTTACAGGTCCACCATCACCCGCAGTACCATCATGCGTGTGTCCTGTTGTTGCGTGAAATGCAGCTAATAACTGATTAAACTCATCATTAGAATGAGCTGCAGTAATAGTATCACCTGATGTGAATGTTGATTGTCGTGCCGAATAGCCTGCCATTATCTTCTTCCTCCTGGAGTAAATTCTAATTGAAAGCCTTTAATTGAAAATGCATCTGAACTACTTTGATCATCTATCTTTAGTGCAATTGCAAATCCAGATCCTTCTACTGATTGTCTAATTAGTGGTATACCTGATGCATTATATGTTGCATTATTATATTGTGCAACTCCATAAACTGCTGCACCTCCACCTGACGTTATTGATATTTTATCTGGTTGTGGTGTATTTTGATCATCATAATCATACCTAACTGCAAGATCTGCTGTAACCGTTGTACCTTCTCCTTCGTAGTTTAAGTTAACTCTTTGCATATGTTTTCTTACACCTGGATCTCCCATAACCATATCTGGAGATCTATACACTGCTAATATTGTTGAGTTAGTTGCTGTATTAGCAAATGTATTTCCAGTTTCCATCTTATAAATATAACCATCAAAACCACCAAATACTTGTGTCTCAACACCACTTATAAAATCAGAATCTGTACATGCAGGTTTTATACCTATCATATCTGAATATTCAAAACCAATTGATTGAGTATTTGGATTAGTTTTTAATACACCTATAATTCCTTTTGCTGAACCTTGTGCTTGTGAAGTTGTAGGATAAAATAATCTATATTGAGATTTATCTCTTATAACTAAAGATGATACTCTGTTTAATCCAATATCATCAATTCTAGACTGTATTTGTCTAGAGATAGATCCTAGTTCAACGTCACCAATTCTTGCCGTACCTGCAATAGTTCTCAATCCATCTGGTGCTAAAAATATAACATCACCACCAATCTCCTGAATACTACCACCATCTCTACAACCAATATTTCTTGTTACTTCTTGTACTGCAAAATTACTTACTGTTGTACCTGTTAATTTA